CAACTGTTGCTGAGTAGAAGGTGTTGGTGTTGGTGTAAAGAGCAGGCGCTAACGTGTTCTCTGAAAGAACAACGGGCGCGTAGAACGCATTACTGTTGTCATACCTTGCAGGCAGCAACTCATTGCTGGCTACTACTACCGCGGAGTAGAAAGTATTGGTGTTCGTGTACAGCGCCGGGAACAGATTCTGCGTCGGGCCAGTCTGTGTAATGGTCGCCGAGTAAAACGTCTGTGCGTTGTCGTATCTGCTTGGGCTTAAGTTGTAAACCGCAGAAACATTTGCTGCATAGAACTGATTGGTGTTGTCGTACCTTGCCGCAGACAAGGTGTTGGTTGCGTCAACAACAGGCGTATAGAACGCATTTGTGTTGTCGTACCGCGCAGGCGTCAGCGTATTGCTGGATGCAACTGTGGCTGAATAGAAGGTCTGTGTATTGGTGTAAAGAGACGGCGCTAAAGTGCTGACCGCAGAGACAACAGGCGTGTAGAAGGTATTGCTGTTGTCGTAGCGTACCGGAACCAGCGTATTGCTTGCGGCAACCGTCGCTGCGTCAAAAGTATTGACGTTGTCGTACCGCGCAATCTGTGTGAGGGTTTGCGCGGGAGGCCCCGCCCCGGCAGATTGGAGCAGGGTGAGCAGCATGCTTTACGCCAGCGTTTTAAGCTGGTCCAGCGTCAACTGAGTTTGAGCAATCTGCGAATCCAGCGACACAACTTGGTTCATGTCGCCAACGGACACCGCTGAAGCGCGGGCCGAATTCAGCGCTGCCAGTTTGTAACTGACCAGTTGAATTAGTTCTGCAATGCTCATACCAGCACCACGCATTCTTGTGCGATTGTGGAAAGATGCGACTGCAAGAACACAGTGTCGTAAGTGTCAGTGCCGTCAAGGGCGCAATAACACGCCACCCGATTCCCCAGCGCCGCAGTGCCTGACTGCAAGAAATCCGTAGGCGTAAATGCTGACAGGACGCGATTCTCTACGTCAAACCGATACATCTGGCTGATCTGCGAAGCCACGTACAGGTTCATGTAGAACATCCGGCCTTCGTTGTCAAACGGGCTGTAACACCCACCCGACCCCGTGGTTGGAAGCGCACCGGGGGAGCCGTCATAAACAATCGCACCCGTCCATGTGCCCGTGATCGCTCCTGCAATGTCCAGCACATCCAGCGTTGCCGCGCCGCCTCGGAAGAAGTAGCAGAACGACTGCCGACCGTACCTGTTTTGATCCGGTTCAATTCCCCATGAGGGTGCCCACATGCCGCCAGCAGCATTCGCAGCAGGAGCCACACCAAAGTACGCTGTGCTCCAGGCGTTGGCAACGATGTTGTTGGTGCCGTTGTTGATGGTTGCGTCGGTGTAGTTGTACGTGTACACCGTGGTCGTCGCCGTGCTGCGCAGCAGCATGAGATTCGGCAGTTCAATCACGAACTTTGCCGTGGCAGAAGGCGTCACCGTCCAGTTGGTGCCCAGCGTGTAAACCGGGCTCGGCCCTGCGGTGTGGCTGGCGATGATCCGCCGCTGCCCCACCGCCGTGACGTTGGTTGTGTCTTCAACAATCCGGATTTGGAAGTTGCGGTATTCGTTTGCCAGCACTACCGCATCGCCCAACGTGGCCTGACCCGTCAGCGTGCCTGCTGCCGTAGCTGTGGCGGTCAAGGCAAACCGCTGCACAACCCCAGTGTCGTAGTTGAAAGCCCCCTTGATCATCCCGTCGCCGGGAGAATTGTTATAAGGGACGTACTGCTCATCTAGCACCATCAGGCTTGAGTCCGTGCCGATGGTCGCGGGGAGGTTCGTGTTTCCCAGCGAGGCTAGGGTGTTGGTCGCCACTTCAAACGAGCGGAAAATTGTCGCCGCCAATGCGCCTGCCGACAGCATCATCACCCGACCTGCCACAATTTCGTAGCGTGAGCCAGTAGTGGGCGTAAAGCCGAAAGCTGACAAGACCGTGATCGTTGGCGTAGTGCCCCCGGTATTGCCCGTGATATACCGTTCAACAGTCTTGCCTGACCCGCCTGCCGCGTTGTCAATAATGCGCAGCTTGTAGCCATACTCACCCGAGCCGCCTCGGTTAGCAAGCATGTTCACACCCACAGCAGTAGGCAGTGCGGTGGTCAGCACTACAGAAGTCGTTGTGGATCCCGCAGCAATCGTGCCCACAAGACCAAACGAAGGAACAAACGCCGAGGCTGCCCCAGCACCGAACGTGCCGCCAAGACCGGGGTTCACTGCAAACGCAGACCCCTTCGTGATGATGTTGTAGCGGTTGAGAATTGCCGCTGATACCAACTGGTACACAAACGGGTTACGAGAGATGTCATTGCGCAGATCGCTACACACGTTGACCGCAGCAGCATGGGCAGTTGGCATGGGCGGAACTTGCCGCCACACCAGCGTGTCAATGACCTTCTTAAATGTGTTTGCCATTTAGGTAATCCTTGCGCGTACGCACTGCGCCCAGGCCGTGCGGTTGGTGTCGAGCACAGTCATACGGGCGTTGTACGTGTCAATGTTGTTCAAAGAGGTGACGGCAGTGACTGTGGTTACCGTACCCGACTCCACCAACACCGTGCCCCGCTGCCGCTGCAAACTCTTGTCGTACCCCATCGGGGCGTTCAAGTAGTTCAGCATCCGCACCAGCAGAAGCGCCATGCTCTGGCGCGTTTCCTCCGCTGCTGCGTCAGACACCGGCATCGGGTTTGCGTCAGAGACATCAACCGCCGTATTGTCCGCGCCAATACCAATTTTCACGCGCTGGTGCAGTACGCCGCCGATGTCGTCAGCAGCAATTACCGCACCAGAGCCTGGGGTATATCCTACGTTGTCAGCCATGGCCTACATTCTATGGTCAACGACAGTTTTAACACGGCTTAAAGTGCAAAAATGCCTGATGCGTTCCAAGTAACCGTGATATTGCCGCCGTTCGGAGTAACCGGCAGACCCGTCACACCAGTATCGATGTACGCCACCAGCGGTGATGTAGCGGCCGTTCCGGTGTCCACATAGATCACCAGCGCCTCAACACTGTTACCAGTCACAGCGGTGTAGGTCACATCGGCTCCGTCAAAGACGCCGTTGGTCACCGTCTTGGTGGCACCAATAGTTTGAGCAGTGCCCACAACACCAGTCAACGAAGTCAGGAACTGATCCGCCGCGTTGTAGGTGTACGTTCCCGTATCGACCAAGGCAACCTTGACCGTTCCAGACAGAAGGTCGGTGTTGGTGGCGGCACCAAGGATAACTTCCTTGTACTTCGGATAAATGGCGTTTGCCATGATTTACTCCTTCAGGGGATCAATAACCTCGGACGTCACCAATGTCAGCACTCAGGATGACTCGGCCTAGCTGATAGTCGCCATCAGCCACATTTGACACGAACTTCAACCGCAATTCACGGCGTTGTTCCTTCATGTCAATTTTGTTCGTATTAGGGGCAAATGTATAGGGGGCCGACTCAACATCTTGAGATTGTGCGTAGGGCCTGCCCGTCACAATCAAAGACATATCCCCATCTTGGATGAAGTCAGGCTCAACACGCTCAAGCCTCAACCAGTTGTTCTGACCAACCATTGCAGGCTCAGCAGGGCCACCAGACACCCAGCCAAGATCATTCGTCTCAAAGTAGCTCTCAATGGCCGTTACGTTCGTGCCATCAATCGCATTGACACCGATCTCATGCTGGTAGACCTTGATCAGATCAGGTCTGGTGCTGAACGTAGCAGTCACAGTTCCAGTACCGGTGGCCGCGGCAGACATCTGAATGCCCTGAGCGTAGAGAGCCGATACAGGAACCGCAAAGCCTGCTCCAGAGCCACCCAAGTTGGTGTTGCTGGCACTCAGCGAATCCCCAAGTTCATAACCAGCACCGGCATTGGTAACTGTCACAGCAGTCACGGCGCCACCGCTGACAGTAATCGTGGCAAGAGCATTTGCCCCACTGCCGCCAGTAAGAGGTACGTTCGTGTACGTTGCGTTAGGGTAGCCAGAGCCACCCGTAATGGCACCAAGAGTCTTGATGTTGCTTGCAGTGATAGCAATCACAGAAGCACCACTGACGATGTTAGTGCCATCAACCATCTGCCCCAGGGTCACATCTACGTTATAGGTGTCCAACAACAGCACATCACTGCCATTAGTAGTATCCACGCTAGATGTGCTCGACTCGACTTCTTCAGTTGTCTCCCAACTAGCAGACACTGGGAACGCAAACACCTGAGAGAAGTACCCCGCAGACCGTCTTGCGCCTAACGCCTGACCGGCGTCATACCAAGTGTTCTCGCGGATGTTGTAGATGATCGCGTCATTGCACTCAGTGGAGTCCCCCCTAGGGTAGAACCACCAAACTTCACCAAACCGAGGAACCTTGGTCACCCATACTTTTTGACGCTGCGAGTAGTTCAGGTTGTCAAAAAAGTAGTTCTGATTCAGGTCGTTAGGGATTTCCTTGACAACGCCGTTGTACAGCAGGAATCGATCCACACCACACCAGTAATACACGCCGTCGTACTCAATCGCAGACTGGCTGGACAAAATAGAAGACTGGCTTGAGACGATGTCGTATCGCCAATACTGAGCCGGAGTCCCCTGACCACCGATGTAGCTCACCTTGACAAGACTATCCAGGCTCCAGAACAAACCACTGGGAGAGTTAGAGCCACCTCGAACCGGAAGCCCCTGAACGAACTTTCCTGTAGCCACGTTAACTTCATTGGCATCCGCAGACACCCAGTCTTGAGCATTCCCCGCAGAGCAGTTCCTGATTAGCCCGCTGTTCCCGTAGACAAACACATACGGGTGCAGAGTCACAACACCACCAGAGACCTCAACATTGTTGTTAAACGTCAGGGTCACTGAACCAGAGGCAGTGGCATTGTTGGACAGCGTAACCGTCGTAGTGGAGACAGAAACAACAGTTGTGTTATCAGGTATGCCAGTTCCAGTAACAGACTGCCCTGCACCGATCAACAGATTAGTCGCCGCCAGAGTCACTGTAGGCAAACCACTTGATGTAGTTGCCGTGTCAGTAAACACGCCAATCTGAGACATCGTTAGACCATTGATGTCCCCAATCAGGACAGGAGTATTTATCGTTGAGTCCGTCGCCGCTAGGTTCTGCCCAGGATGCGCTACCAACGAAGCGTTGCCTGAGCCATCTACATCATAGAACCCGTCAAACTGCCACAGGTTTAATGAGCTTGCAGTGAAGTTGTTAAGAGTCAAGTTCGCAACACCAGCGCCAACACCGTTGTCGTCAATAACAAGCTGCTGCAGGCCCGATGCATGACCGCTGAAGATGTAGTTGAAGTTGTTCTGGGCATTGACCCAAATGCCCCTGGACGGACCTGTCAGTTGGTCCGAGATGACTCTATAGCCAGCAATCTTGCGAGGTCTTCCGCGCTGGAAACGAACCCAACGTCCATCGCTATAGAACTGCTTGTCAAAGACAGTTCCATCCCTCTGGATGCCAGATTTCGTATCTAGGGCAAAGACTTTTTGAGTCATTTAGAACACACCGCCTTGAACGCCGCCCGTAAAGTTTCCGGTGCCGGTAATCGACAAGCCTGTTGCAGTGAGCCCGAACCTCTTAGAACCAGTGATCGTGATGCCGAATTCACCAGAGCCTGGGCGATAAACACCCGTTGAGGTTTCGCTTGCAAAGTTCAGAGACGGAGCGCCAGCAGATCCGTTCGCCAAAGACAGCGCAGTTGCTCCAGCAGCAATCGTGGATGCATTCAACAGGTTTACAGAGTCGCACAGCAAGATCACCTGTTGACCAGCAGGAACCGTCGCAGTACCACCACCGGCAATTCCAGTAGTAAATGTGATCGTGTATCCAGAGCCGGTGCCATCAGTCTGATTCGTGAGGTAGTACACCTGAATCGTCTGCGGCACAGTAACAACTACGTTACCAGTCAGAGTGCCCGTGTACTTTTGAATCGGGTTTGACGCCTCTGCGGCACTCAATGTATACGATCCATTCGTAACAGCTTTTGTCAACTGAGTGAAGTTGAACTGCGTACTCTTGCCCAGGCCAACCGTAAAGAATGCAGTTCCTGAGCAGGCAACAATACATGAGTCTGTTGGCTGCAGATCAATTGAGGCCGCGCCGTTGATCAGGTTGCCACCAGAAGGGGCAATTGCCAGCGTCCCGGTTCCTCCATTCCTGACCAGAACGAACCAGTCATCGCCCAGAGTGGAGACTGAAGTCAGCGTCAGCGTTCCCGCTCCAGCAGTCCATACATAGGTGCTGGCTCGATCTGAAGACACCGCGGTGTAGTTTGATGAGAACGTATTGACCGGGAACGCAGCATTCAGCGTGTTGCTGATAGCCTTCAGCCCATACCCTGCAAGGGTGGCTGCATCAGCATTGGACGTTCCTACACCAAACGCAATGATCCCCCACGTTCCCGCGGTGGTGGCATTAGTCTTGATGTAGATGTACTTTGACTCACTCGCCGCGATAGAAACAATCGTGTTCCCGGCGTAGTCAGTGACAACGAAGGTGTTTGCGCCAATGTTGCGGATCAGGGCATCTTGACCAACAGACGCCTGATTGGCGGGCGGCATAGCCAGTTGCAGCGACCCAGCAGTCGCCGTAACGTCCATGATCCGCGCAGCATAGTTGTCTGTCGCGTTACCGTTGATCGGCCACGAAAGAGTCGTATTGGCCGACAGAGTGATGCTGCGATACGAGACATCCGTTGGCTGGATGACGTTCCCAGTGAATGGACTGTTGAAGCTCATCAGGAATCCTTCGCAACCGCTTGCCTGTCGCCAATCCTGAGCGTGTCTTCCGTCTTCAGGACATTGACGATTTGATCATATTGTGCCTGCCACATGCCCATTCTTTCGTCGTTCTTTAGGAACGGCATCGCCTGTAAGAGCGACCCATACAGCAGGGCTTGCGGAGCATATTGGGTGAACCAGTTTGACTGATTTGATGAGTCCAAGGGAGCTAGGCGCTCGTAGTACAGGACTTCATACACATAGTCATCTGCAGGCGTAGGCGCCACTAACCAGTGCGTGTAATCGTAGTCGCAGTAATACTTTGGAACATCTTCCTGTGCGGGATCAGGCCAATACTCACGCAAATACTCGTACTTGCGAAGCAGGACAGGTTGTCTTTGGCCGCCAACGGTGACGTTCATTGAGACAGTCTTGCGCCACCGAGCAGGCTTATCAATGGTGGCTTGACCCTCAACCATGTTTGAGGTTGCAACCGTCAGGTTCCCCAAGAACTTCAGGTCTGCCGCCAAGACTTGCTCGGCCAGCATGATGAAGGTCGGTATCTTGTCAATCGTGGCTTGGTCTGTGCGCTCTAGATAAGTCTCAATGTCAGCAGCCAAGCTGTCATACGTCATCACTGCTGCGACTGGCATATCACCACACCTTTTTCTTGATTGACTCGGGCTGAGACACGAACTGCTTACCCTGTTTCATCCCTTCCCGTTTCGCCCGAGAAGTGGCTCCGTACTCAGCAGGAGTCAGCTTTTCAATCTTGGCTTTGGGCAGATATCTTTCACCCGTAGCCTCTGAGCCTTGAGTAGAGGGCTTACCAGACTTGGTGCCCCATTCCTCTTTGGTCCACTTACTGAGGGAATTATCGGCCTTCTTCTGGCCTTTGTAACCGCCTCCAGAAGCCTTGTACTTCTGGGTGGCTAGTTGAGCCTTACGAGCGCTCCACTGCCCCGAAGAACCGCCTTTATCGGAGGCCTTGACAGAAGCAACGATGCGCTTCCATTTGCTGGGATCAGACTTGACAGCAGTGCTCATAGTTGCCCCAGCAGTGCCGCCTCTGCGGCTCTACGCTTGACCAGACCGGGCAGTACTTTGCCGCCACCGCGCACCCACAGGGCCAACTGCTCCTTGGCACCTTCCCAGTCCTGCTCGTCAATCTTACGCCGCAGGGTGCTGCCGCGATACCGGGCCACGCCAAGATTGTAAGCAAAGTCGGCCATAGCACCAAGGGCTTTGGGGTAAGCAATCAAGCTCGGCGAAGCCTTCAAAACCCCTGCCAGATAGTTTGTCTGTAGCTCAGACAGCAACCACTCGTCCGCAATCTCCTTGGTGATCTCGGGATGCTCCATCGTCACCTTGGTGCCGTCTGGCTTGAAAACGGTCCCATATCCAATCGTTGGGTAGCCCGCTGGGCAGATGTACGGCTTCAGCCGCAGCCCTTCGAAGGGCCGACACAGAGCAGCAGCAATGTCTACCGCCTCACTTACTGGACCGCTCATACACCCGTCCGACAAACCAGAAGGAGATGATCATGTTGAAGACGGCGAGATCGTCTGCGCCCCACATCGTGACCAGCACCTCCTTCCAGTTTCCGTTTTGGTCCATGGCGATCAGGAAGGCAGCAATCTTCACAGAGGCGTACAGGGCCAGGAAGGAGTAGGTGACCATCGGGCGCACCAGCGCTGAGATCGCGGAGACAAACCACCCGGCATTCTTGGCGGTCTCGGACTGCTCCTTGAACGCCTGGGCCATCGTGTCCATCTCGGCCATCGTCATCT